TCGTCTCCATACACATAGCAGCGAACTTTCTCCCTGAAAGACAAAACGGCCTGATCACCATACATGTCACACCAGCACATTCTAAAAACTACTAAATTGTACAAAGAATTCAGAATAGATATCAAAGGGTGTCCACTGGGAAGCGAGCCAATAATCTTGTATATGACCCACGATTTGTAGCTATTGCCACCAAGGTGCATCGCCTCAGCAGTATCTCTCGCTATTCCCTCAAACAGCTTCTCCATACCTGAATAGTGAGGCAACCTACGAGCAATCTCCATGATAATCTTCTTAAGAATGAGCGGATGCTGACTCTTATCGAAAGCCTTGTAGTCACCAGCTGCCGCAACTCCATCTTTGTTCATGGACCGCAACTCATGGCTAATAATGCCCCACTCTGGACTATACACATTCACACCTACCAAGGCGCCATGCTTAAGCCTCTTGCGCATGAACTGGGCAGCAAATTTGCCAAATAGCCTGCGAACAAGGATCGTAAAATGGACCGGGCTAGCTGAAATGAGCCGGGTGTCAACATTCGACACCTTCTCCTGTTTCAACACCTCGTCTTTCAAACAGTCCCGAAACACAGCTGAATTCCTACCAGCCATGTAATCTGCCACCAAAAGGTCATAGTCCTTCTTGACCTCAGCAGCTGCCTGAGTGTCAAACACATAAGGGCCCTCAGCTCCAAAAGCTGGCCTCTTATTTGCATACTTACGGCATAAGGGATAGCCCATAGACTTGCCCCTCGCAATGCCCTTGACAAAATCATCACCTTCAACACCAGCAACGGCCTGCTCATACGTCAACAAGCCTAGATCCTCATTGCCGATGTCCTCAAACACATCACTAATGACAGCATCTACACAAAGGCCAACATTAGATGGCAAAACTATACCGGCAAAATCACGCTTTGATCTCTCAACTACACTGAGCATTGGATCAACCAACACACCGTCAGCATTGACAGATGGGCGCAAACACGCTGGCCCACCCTTCGGCTCAACCAAGTACCCGCTAAACGCTGTCTTGGCTATGCCTGTCGTGCCATTGTTGTGCAGTGCATCAACATTCTCGACCTCTTCTAAACCACAAAATAATTGATGCTCAGCATAATCTGGCATGTCCTCTGCATACAATGGGCAGTAGAAC